CTACAAACTCATCAAAATTGAAGCGAGCAATGATAGGATGTAACCCAGTTATAGGACGTAGAGCATTGAGTAACTCCTTCTTCTGTCTCCATTGTTGTCTGTGTCCATTCTGTGGATGAAGTTTCTTTCTATACTTCTTTCCTCTACTACCAAATAGTATTCCACATGAACCAGGATAATGATTGTATAGTTTCTGACCGTTCACTCTGTACTCTTCCTTTCTTATCCATCCATCCTCAATGATGTTCAGTTCAGTCTGTTCTAACTGTCTTGCTGTGTCAAATGATATCTGATCTCTATTAGTACCAATCAATGAGTACTTCCACCACAAATCACCAAAGTTATACATCTCTTGATCTAATACTCTCCATATAGATGCTAGTACAGGACTACAATACTCCTTGAAATTATATCCTAGATCTTTTATTGTCTCTGTTATCTCTATCGCTTCATCAAAAGTACACATAGATGGTAGGAAACTTTCTAGTATCTCCTCATAGTAATTGAACCTCTCACAGTGTCTCATGATGGTAAACCTATGCCCACTCAGATATTCCTTACACTTTTTGACATACTCAGGTGTCATAACATAACAACCATCTAACCATACAGTCTTAGTACCATAAGGAAATACTTTATGAGGATTGATCTTGACATACGCTGACCTTCTCCGGTGACATGGGTGCTCACATGGTATCTCTCTGAATTCCCAAGGTCCTTTCTTCTTTATAGTACCATCAGTGAACATAACATACTTGATGTCAGGATCATAGTAATGCTCATCAGGTATCTCATCATAACCATTGGTGATGCAACTGTATATTATCATCCGTGATGCTTCTCTATCCATTCGTATAAGAACTCTTTGTTTCTCCAGTGTTTATTGTATAGTATATGGTTCATACCCACAATGTCTTTGACTTGTAGTAACATATCATTCATAGTCTTCCATTGATCTTTTGATCCTGCTTTTGGATGCTTCTTTCTTCTACCCACATTACCTTCTCTTCCTCTGCCCTTACCATCAACACCTCTAAAGTTTACACCTGACTCTAACCAGTCAATAGTATGCCACTCTAGTCCTGTGATTTGTTTTGCTACCACAAATGCTATCTGATCACACCTTGTAGATACCTGTGACAGATGCCACCATAGTTCATTGAACTCAGCATTACCAACTGTGTTCCAGAATGATGCCAAGATAGGGTTAGTATATTTTCTAAAGTTGAATCCTATATTGTCAGCAGATTTTGTGATGTTTATTATATCTTCCACAGTATTATATGATGCTATGTAACTCTCTGCTATCTCCTCGTAGTATGTGAAACTCATGGGGTGTCTCATGTGTACTCTAGTATGGTTCTCAAATAATTTTTTAGTGTACTGTACATACTCTTCAGTCATAACATAACAACCATCTATCCACACTACCCTATCTCCTTCAGAGAATAGTTTGTGCTGCATTATCTTAGGATAGAGTGATAACCTTAGAGGACAGTCATGTTTGATTGGTATATCTCTGAACTCCCATGCTCCCTTGTGTTCAATTGATCCATCTGTGAACATAACATACCTAATGTCTGGATCATAGTAATGATCGTCAGGTATCTCATCATATCCATTAGTGATACATGAGTAGATTGTTATCCTAGAATCCATTTACTATCACCAAGTTCTTATCATTTTTATTCCAATACCCTGATCTATCTCCAAACAACCAGTCACCTGTCTCCTTCATAATAGCAGCACGGTATCTCATTTGCATACTGAGTCCTGTAATCTTTGCTAGTTGTTCTACTGTGTCAGTAGGATCAACCCTCTTCTTACCATATCTACCACCTTTATTCTTCCACCATTTACCATCAGGTTCAGCATCAGACCACCAACTTACACAATGTCTACACTCATCCCAACCATACTTTATACCTGATGTCTGTAGTGCTACAGATAAAGCAACTTGATCTCTCTTACCACCTCTCATGTACCACTTCCACCATAACATGTTTGGCATCCATGCTTCAGAGTTTCTCCACAACACTGTACCTAATGGTGAGAAGAAATTAGCAAAGTCAAATTCAGTCTCTTGTTTTATCTCTTTTGTAAAGTTTATAATCTCATATGGATTCATGAATCCTCTATGAATATACTCAGCACACTCCTCAAGATAGTAATACTTATGTGGGTGCTGCATCAAGAAGAAGTCATGGTCTCTCAGTATATTCTCACTCAACTCAAAGAAATTTACAGAGGTATGTCTTTCAGATATAATAGTATGAAGTTTAGATGCATCAATATAAACACTCTTACCTTCTATAGGACATAATATTTTTGGATGACGTGACAGTCTGACAGGATCATCATGAGCATACTTTATCTCTCTTAGTTCCCAACCCTCTTGCTCTTCTACAGTGCCATCATGGTAACATATAAAATGTTCACCTGATTTGTTAGGTGGTAGTTGGAAGTATGCATTTGTAATTGCTGTGTAGTAAATCATATCACTCCAAAGTATTTCATATAGAAATCATGATGTTTATATCTTACATACATTTTCACACTAAGTCCAGTGATTTCAAACAATACTTTCATCAAGTTATTTGTATTCAAATATTGATCCATCTCTCCATGCTGTGGATGTTTTCCTACCCTACCTTTCTTATTCTGAAAACCTAGTTTGATTCCTGAGTCATCTCTCTTGTCATAGAACATAGGTTTTGTACCTGTGAATTGTATAGCAGCATCAAATGGTATGTTGTCACGATTGACTCCTCTTGTTCCCCACTCATACCATACCTCATCAAACTTTTTGATTTCATCAGTCAGTTTCCTCCATACAATGGTGCACTGTGGACTAGAGTAACCTCTAAAATTATACCCTGCTAGTTTTAGATCCTCACACATCTCTACTAGATGCATCTCATCAAAGAAGGCACAAGTATATCCCTCCAAAACTTCATCATAGAATGTAAATTTACCACCATGTTTCAAAGCAGAAAATGGAAATGAGTTCATACTATTGCTTATGAATTCTTTAGTAAGAACAAAACATCCGTCTATCCATACGGTGTACGAATCCTTAGGAAAAAATTCATGTGGGTGTGCCTTGACATAGTATGCAAAGTCTCTTGGATCTTTTATGTTGAGATCCAACTCAACGTACTGCCACGGTCCTCTGTTTGTGTTTATAGTACCATCATGAAAACAAACATATCTTACATCCGGATCGTAGTATGACTCCTCTGGGAACACATCATAAGAATTAGTAATGCATGTGTATACTATCAACTGTCCATCAATATCTGATCCAGATTCATATGGTTTGGTGTCAGTGGATGCCTTTATAATAAGACTCGATATGTCTGGCGAGTTCCATATCCTATTGAGTTCATCTTGTAACTCAACAACTGACTTGTTAGTTGGTTTAGTAATATTATAAGATTGATTGTATGGTTTTATCCTACCAGTACCAATAAGATCTATGTACTTTCTCTTTACTTTTTTAGGTGTGTTCATAAGCATAGACACACTCTCATATTTTTTATCTGTCTCTACTAAATCCTCAAAGTCCAATCTGTCTGCTTTACATACTAAGAACTCAGCAACTGAACTAGATATCTGATCTCTATTGACACCACCCATGTACCATTCTCTCCATGTCTTACACCACTCTATTACTTTCGGTGTAAGTCTTCTCAGTATGACACAGTTTATAGTCTGACGATAATCATTCAATGTATATCCTCTACTATGCATCAACCTTGCCATCTCTATGATCTCTTCTTTAGTAGAGAAACCATGAGCATGTAACTTGTTGAACTCTGCTAGTAGTGATCTATTATATGGATGCTTTGGTAAGCATAAGTCACCCTTATATCTCTTAGCAAAATATATAAGTTCTCTTGTTATGTTATAGGAACCGTCAACCCAAATAACATAATCACCTTCATCAAAATATAGATGAGGGCAATGTTTAGGATGATATGATTTTCTGACTGGACACTCTTCCTTTTCATCTAACTCTATGTAAATCCAAGGTTCTTTATTAGTATCTATACTACCATCATGGAAACAAATATACTTGCAGTCTGGATCATAGAATACATCAGGTACTCTATCATACCCATTAGTAATGCAAGTATAAAAAATCATTTATTCTTTGCTTCACTCAGTGTCTTCTCTGTTACGTTACCAGGTTCTCTTATGAACCAACCTGTCGCAATATATTTTGACTTATCTCCTGTTAGAAATGCACCACGATGCATGTGAGTATATGCTGCTGGCCACAACACTACTGTTCCTTTCTTAGGTTGGAATGATATCTGTTGATGATAGAAATCTGTTGCTCCACCGTTCTCATATGGAATATCATTTAGATATATCATCCATGTTAGAACTCTATCTCTATACAAGAAGTTACCATTCTCACAATGCCATACATGATAACCACCACCAGGATCTGTACGTTGTAACTTACATGTCCATGATGATACAGGGTCAGATGCATCTACCAATCCTTTATACTTCTGCACATACATTTCAAATGCCATACCTACAGACTGATTGACTTGCATAGTCATAGTCTGATCACATATCTCTAGGTATAGTTGATGATCTTTTCTACCCATACCACCTTGTGGAAACTGAG